TGGTCAAGAACTCATCAATCGAGCTGAATCGATGGTACACCCTGAAACGGATTTAATCACCGATTTTTCTATTACGATATGGCTAAAGAGCTTGGAGATGTGGCTTGGTATCTCGCTGTAAGTGCAAACGCTATTGGGTATGACCTTGAAACCATCATGCAGATGAATGTGGATAAACTGAAAGCCAGGTATCCGGATGGTTTCGACGCTGAACACAGTCTGCATCGCAATCAGGATGATATTTAAGGAGGGTTTTCTATGAATGAACAATTCGGAGAAAAGGTAAAAGCTATTTTTGATAGTATTACCGTTCTTCAAGCAAAGGACAGCGACTTGAAACGAGATAACGCCAACATCAACGGTGACTCCCCTATGGGGGCTATGCTGCAATATGGTGCCAATACCGCCAAGGAGTACAATCTGGAGTATTTGATTAAACCTGCAATTGCAGAACTTCACCGTGATGGATGGATTCATATACACGATCTTGACTTCTATGCATGGACGACGACCTGCACGCAGATTGAGCTTCGCAAGCTCTTCAAGAATGGATTCAATACCGGACACGGTCATCTGAGAGCACCAAAAAGCATCGGTTCGTATGCTGCTCTGGCTGCTATTGCCATTCAGTCAAATCAAAATGACCAGCATGGCGGACAGAGTGTCGTGGATTTCGATTATGCTATGGCCGAAGGTGTCCGTTACACCTATCAAAAATATCTGAAAGAAGGCTATGAGATTTGCGAACGCCTCAACGATCTGAAAGATAAAGCATGGATTCTCGACTATGCTATGGAAAAGACCACCCGTGATACCTATCAGGCTATGGAGGGGTTTATTCATAATCTGAATACCATGCATTCCCGCGCCGGCGCTCAAGTTCCATTCAGCTCTATTAACTATGGCACAGATACATCTTGGGAAGGTCGTCTTGCTATTGAACAGCTTCTGCTTGCTACGGAAGCAGGACTCGGTCATGGCGAAACACCAATCTTCCCGATTCAGATTTTCCGTGTCAAAGAGGGTGTCAACTATAATCCGGACGATCCGAACTATGACTTGTTTAAGCTGGCAATGAAGGTAAGTGCCAAGAGACTGTTCCCAAATTTTGCTTTCATTGACGCTCCATTCAATCTCCAGTATTACAAACCCGGTCATCCTGAGACGGAGGTGGCTTACATGGGTTGCCGTACTCGTGTAATGGGTAATGTTTATGACTCGTCTCGTGAGATCGCTCCCGGTAGAGGTAATCTGAGTTTTACCTCTATCAATCTTCCGAGGCTGGCTATTGTGGTTGATGGTGATATTCCTCAGTTTTTCAAACTGCTTGACGGAATGCTCGACAAAACCATGCAGCAGCTTCTCGATCGATATGAGATTCAAGCGTCGAGAGTAGTTAGGAACTTTCCGTTCCTCATGGGAGAAGGCGTATGGATGGATTCTGACAAGCTTGGACCGGACGACGAGGTTGGAGAGGTGCTGAAACACGGAACTCTTTCTATCGGTTTCTGTGGACTTGCAGAGTGTCTTGTAGCGTTGACAGGTCATCATCATGGTGAAGATGAAGCATCTCAGGAGCTTGGCTTAAAAATCGTAAAATATATTCGGAACTATTGTGATGAGAAAAGCAAGCAGTTTGGCATGAATGTAACCTGTCTTGCTACTCCTGCTGAAAGCTTAGCCGGGCGCTTGCTTAGAGCTGACCGAAAAGAATTTGGTATTATTAAGGGAGTTACCGACCGTGAATACTACACCAACAGCTTCCATGTTCCGGTATATTACCATCTCCCTGCACTTAAGAAAATCGATATTGAAGCTCCGTATCATGCTCTTACTAATGCCGGTCATATTTCCTATGTAGAACTGGACGGTGATCCGACCAAAAACCTTGTAGCTTTCGAACGAGTTGTAAGACACATGAAAGAAGCCGGCATCGGTTACGGAAGCATCAACCATCCTGTAGATCGAGATCCTGTCTGCGGTTATAACGGTATTATCAATGACACCTGTCCCTGCTGCGGACGGAGCGAGGCTGATGGAGTTCCGTTCGAACGCATTCGTCGTATCACTGGATATTTGGTCGGAACTCTCGATAAGTGGAATGACGCTAAGCGTGCGGAGGAGCGAGATCGTGTCAAGCATGAAGTTGATTCGAATTTCGGGGATTGAACCGGAATCCATCGTTGATGGGGAAGGAATCCGCTATGTGATATTTACACAGGGTTGTCCGCATCATTGCCCCGGCTGTCACAATCCTCAAACCCACCCTTTTGGTGGCGGAAAACTCGTGTCGATCGAAGACATATTCGATGATATTTCAAAAAGAAAAGATTGGATAGATGGTATCACCCTTTCCGGAGGTGAACCGTTCTGTCAGATTTACCAGTGTGCTCTGATCGCTGAAAAAGCTCATCAAATGGGGCTCAGCGTTTGGTGTTACACTGGCTATCTTTTTGAAGACTTGTACGGACAGGGTGCTGATCTACTGAAGCATATTGATGTGCTTGTTGACGGTCCATTCGTACAGGCTGAAAAATCGTTGGAGCTTGACTTCAGAGGAAGCCGTAATCAGCGAGTCATTGATATTCCGGAAAGCTTGAAAGACGGCGTAGCGATATTGAAACAAACTTAGAAGAAAGGAGTACCTGCATCATGGCGAACACTACTAATCCTCGACGAAATGCCGAAGGATATCCTGACCCGACCGCTTACGAAGCCCTCAAGAATATTGATCGTGAAGAAGACGAAAGATTTCATAGACTGCTGCATACACTGTTTTACTTGTGTGAGTTGGCTGACTTCGAGATCGAAGGTCGGATTATTCTGATTGATAAACGGAACGGACGGGTTTGGAGATGAGAGAAATGAGTCCGTACATACTTGAAAATTGTGTAAATTTTAGCCCACTTTTGTTTGGCGGATTCGGGCGAAAGCCCACTTTTGAAAAAATTTTTGAGCGTGTACGGACAATTTTCTTGAAAAAAGCCCAGAAAAAGTGGGCAAAAGCCCGGTTTTGAAAACCAAAAGTGGGCAGAAAAATTCGGAGGCATTTTCTGAAAATGGCACTTTTTGGGCGTTTTTTGCCCCAAAATAGCCGATTTGCGCCGATTTGAAATTTTTCTTGTGAAAAAAGCCCACTTTCCCACTTTTATTTCTTATTTAATTGCGATAAAAAGTTTTAATAAATATATAAATAGGGCGAGTAAAGTGGGCATTTGGCCAGAAGCCAAAATACATAGCACAAGTCAATGGAAATGTCAAGACTTTTTACCGAAAGTTCTTCCTTTTTCTTTCAAGCTGTGCTATACTATAAGAGCCACACAATCTAATATGTTCAAGTCGTTTAGGGAAAACTGCTTTGGTAAAAAGTGTTTTCTCTCTTTACTCATTTCATTTGTCCCTTTGCGGCTTGATTGAGATTGTGTGGCAACAATGAGGGTTGACACTTTTTCGGTGCGTCTCTCGTTGTGGGGGCGCACTTTTTTAATGCCCTCGGAAAGGATGGGATAATGAGATGAGAAAGTTCTTGGCAGCGTGCATGGCGATTGTCATGATATTTATGATTGCAGGTTGTAGTTCAGAGGGGCATGAAGGTGAAGCTAAAACTCCGTCAGGTTCCAGTATTCAAAAAGGCAAGGATTATCAAAAAGTAGTTGACGAATTTGAAAGTAGTGGCTTCACAAACATCAAACTTGAAAAACTTGACGACCTTGTTACTGGTTGGCTTACAAAAGACGGTGAGGTTGAATCTGTTTCCGTGGATGGCGATACTGGATACTCTGCTGATGCTTGGTATCCGGCTGATGTCGAGGTTATAATCACATATCACACATTCCCGGAAAAAGAAACTTCTAAAACAGATAGCGAATCCGTTTCAACCGAAGAGCCTGCCGTTGATATTTTGACAGTAGATAATTCTCCAGAATTGGCAGCAATACTTTCTCTTAAAGCAGATATGGATCAATCGTATGCCGATTTTGCAGAGGCTCATAAGAATCAGGTTATTGAGTTTGATGGCTGTATTACCTATCTGACAAACCACAATAATTACGACACTCGATATGATTTGTTAATCAGTGCGGGAGACTATGTGGATGAAAATACTGCAAACCCTGGTCCAACTTTTAAGTTTAAGGATGTTGGGGTATATGATTTAGGAGACGGACTCACGCTTGCTGATTATATCAAAGTCGGCAGCAATGTAAGAATACAGGCTAAAGTGCGGAGCTACAATTCTGATACCGGTCTCTTTGAACTTGATCCAGTAAGTGTAGAAGCTCGATAACAAACAACTTTATATTTGACCGAGATGCTTAAACGGTGTCTCGGTCTTTTTTTATGTCTTTTTCCGCCGCGCGAAAAATACATTCCCTTTTATGAAGAGAGGAGTAAAAAAGCTATTTTTAAGAATAGACATTCTCTTTTCAGTTTTGAAAAAAACGACATGAAAGGAGGCTCATTTGCCAATGCTCGAAAGTCAATTTCAATCGAAGCTCATTAAGGAGCTTAAGAAACTTTTTCCGGGTTGCATCGTGATGAAAAGCGACTCTGGATATTTACAGGGCATTCCTGATCTGCTTATTCTGTTCAATGACAAATGGGCTGCTCTGGAATGTAAACAACACGCTGGCGCAAAAAAGCAACCGAACCAAGAATATTATGTGGGCAAGATGGACGAGATGTCTTTTTCCAGATTTATTTGCCCCGAGAACAAGGAGGAAGTGCTGCATGATCTTCAACAATCATTCCAATCTTGAAGGGCAACACGCTTTTCTTGGTGCCAGCAAGTATCATTGGATTAACTATGATGAAACAAAAGTAGCCGATGCTTATTCAAAGTTTTTGGCCACACAGCGAGGAACCGTTCTACATGACTTTGCATGTCAATGTATCACTTTGGGGCAAAAACTCCCTAAATCACAGAAAACATTGAACATGTATGTCAATGACGCAATTAGTTTTCGTATGGTGCCTGAACAGGTTCTGTTTTATTCAGAAAATTGCTTTGGCACCGCCGATACGATTGTGTTTCGGAATGCTACACTTCGTATTCACGATTTGAAGACCGGTGTCGTGCCGGCGCACATGGAGCAGCTTGAAATATACGCTGCTCTTTTTTGTTTGGAATACAAGGTGAAGCCATCGGAAATCGAGATGGAACTTCGTCTGTATCAGAACAATGAAATTCTATATCACACGCCTACTGCCGAAGATATTGTTCCAATCATGGACAAAATTATTACCTTCGACAAGGTTATCAGAAAAATCAAAGAACAGGAGGGTTAAACCATGAGTCTCACGGATGATATTTTAATGCATTACGGTATGCCAAGAAGGTCTGGTCGTTATCCTTGGGGTTCGGGTGATAACCCTTATCAACACAGCGGTGATTTTCTCTCTCGTGTAGAAGAACTGAAAAAGTCCAATTTCACTTTTACTGACAAAGATGGAAAAACTTACACAGGAGAAGTAGCCATTGCAAAATCTATGGGCTTGAGTACAACCCAATTTCGTACCCAGATGAGCCTTGCAAAGGATGAACGCCGTTCTGCTGATGTCGCTACGGCTAAGGCTCTTCGTGCTAAGGGTTATAGTTTGAATGAAATCGCTGACAAGATGGGCTTTGCTAACGATTCTTCGGTTCGCTCGCTTTTGAATGAGAGTTCCGAAGCTCGTATGAATCAGGCAAAGCAGACCGCTGAATTTCTGAAAAAACAGATTTCGGAAAAAGGCATGATTGATGTCGGAACCGGAGTTGAAAGAGAGCTTGGTATTTCGAAAGAGAAAATGAACCAGGCTCTTTATATTTTGGAAATGGAAGGCTATCACATCTATGGCGGTGGTGTCCCTCAGGTAACAAACCCGGGTAAGCAAACAAACATCAAGGTTCTCTGCCCTCCAGGAACAGAGCATAAAGAGATTTATAATTTTGAGAATGTTCATTCTGTCAGAGACTATGTGTCTCATGATGACGGCGAGACTTTCGATAAGTTCGTCTATCCCAAAAGCATGGATTCAAGTCGCTTGAAAATCCGTTATGCAGAAGACGGCGGAATTCAGAAAGACGGTGTCATTGAAATTCGTCGCGGTGTAGATGACTTGTCTCTTGGTGATTCCCATTATGCTCAGGTTCGCATTCTGGTGGATGGTAATAGATATTTGAAAGGAATGGCTGTCTATTCTGATGATCTTCCTGATGGCGTGGATGTAATGTTCAATACCAATAAGAAAAAAGGCACCCCGACATCGGATGTTCTGAAGAAGGTCAAGGATGACCCTGACAATCCGTTTGGTTCACTTATCAAAGCCGGTGGGCAGAGCTATTACATCGATGCTGATGGCAAACGACAGCTTTCCCTTATCAATAAGCGTGCTGAAGAGGGCGACTGGGGCGAATGGGCGGATAAACTCCCCTCCCAGTTTCTTTCTAAGCAGAGTTTGAGTCTGGTCAATAAACAGCTGAACTTGGCGGCATCTGATAAGAGGGCTGAATTTGATGAAATCTGCTCGCTGACAAATCCGACGGTCAAAAAATCATTACTGAAATCCTTTGCAGATGATTGTGACTCTGCTGCTGTGCACCTTCAGGCAGCTGCTCTTCCTCGTCAGAAATATCAGGTGATTCTGCCCATTACTTCGATGAAAGACAATGAAGTGTATGCTCCGAATTATAAGAATGGTGAGACAGTAGCTCTGGTTCGGTATCCACATGGCGGAACTTTTGAGATTCCTATCTTGACAGTGAATAACAAGCAGGCAGAGGCTCGCCGAATCCTTGGTAACACCCCTAAAGATGCCATCGGTATTAACAGTAAGGTTGCAGAACGGCTTTCAGGTGCTGACTTTGATGGTGATACTGTCATGGTCATCCCATGTAATTCTGGTAAAAGTAAGGTCAAGATTACTTCCACTCCTCCTCTGAAGGGGCTTGAAGGATTTGACCCAAAATTAGAGTATGGCGGAAAACCTGCTGGCACTTTCAAGCCTATGAAGAACACACAGAAAGAGATGGGTGTCATTTCTAATCTGATTACCGACATGACTTTGAAGGGAGCTACGCAGGATGAGCTTGCAAGAGCAGTTCGTCATAGCATGGTAGTTATCGATGCTGAAAAACACAAGCTGGATTACAAGCAAAGTGAGATCGACAATGGCATCAGCTCTTTGAAAAAGAAGTATCAGGGTACAGTTGATGAGGATGGAAGATACCATGAGGGTGCTTCGACTCTGATTTCCCGTGCTAAGTCTGAGACTTCCATTATCAAGAGGCAAGGTAGCCCAAAAATCGACGAAAAAACTGGTGAATACATATGGAAAGATGTAGATGACCCTGTTTACGTTGATAAGCGAACTGGCAAGGTCAAAGAGCGTACTCAGCCCAGCACTAAGATGGCTGAAGCAAAGGATGCCTATACCCTGGTATCTGAAGCTGATACCCCCGTGGAGCGTGCTTATGCTAACTACGCTAACAAGATGAAAGCCCTGGGTAACCAGGCTCGTCTTGAGATCCTATCCACCGGAAAAGTACCCTACTCTGCCACTGCAAAAGAGACCTATCAAGCTGAGGTCGACTCTCTAAATGCAAAACTTAATGTGGCCTTGAAGAATGCTCCCAGAGAAAGACAGGCTCAGACCATGGCTAATGCAGTAGTGGCTGCTAAAAAGCAGGATAACCCGGACATGACAAAGGGCGAACTCAAGAAAGCAAGCCAGCAGGCGCTTACTCAGGCTCGTGCCTCTGTTGGCGCAAAGCGAGAAACCATTAAAATTACAGACCGTGAATGGGAAGCAATTCAAGCTGGTGCTATTAGTGAGAACAAGCTCACCCAAATCATCGACAATGTGGACATTGACAGTCTTAGACAGCGCGCAACACCGAGAGCAACAACAACTCTCAGCACTGCAAAGCAGAATAAGATTGCTTCAATGAATGCTTCTGGCTACAGCACATCGGAAATTGCTGAAGCTCTTGGTATTTCAACAAGCACAGTGTCTAATTACTTGAATTGAAAGGAGTGACTGGTATGAATGGTTCTTGTGCCCTTACCACATTTGACAACCCTTATAATCCATTTGAACAGTTCTCCGATTGGTTCCTGTTCGATGTAGAAAAGGGTTACAACACTTGCGCTTATCTCGATCGAATTGCTCACACTTCTGACCAATTCTCTGAAGAAGAGAACAATCAAGAGATTGAAAGAGCGATTGACGAGATCATTCGTTACGACTTCATGAACATTTACAAGAAAGTTAAGAGAACGAAAACAACAAAAGCAGACAAGGCTTGAACTATAGGTTGAGGTCTAATGCTCTTTGAATAAAGTTTTTGTTTTCTTCTCTGAAAACATTTGAACTTGAAGTCAATACAAACAAATAACCACTTGATCTGCACTGCTGCCACAGGGCTTAAAGACATGGGGAGGGGGTCTCCAAAATCACACCCCCTACCTCATCGCGGCGGTCTTAAAAAAATCTCCGGAGGGATATTTTTGGAATGGGGTTTACTCCTCGGGTGCAGTATTTGAACGAGCTTACAGGGTTGAAGCATTTTCCATAAAGTGTGAACATCTCCTTTCATGTTTCTTTTCTCCTTTCGGTGATTGGTGGAAATTTAGCTCTGTAAGTTCTTTCAAATACTGCACCTATTCTTACCCAAAAGAGCAACAGGTTGAGCAAAAAGTGCAGTACAAGTATGCGGATATGGCGGAACTGGCAGACGCAATAGACTCAGGATTTATTGGAGGCAACTCCGTGCAGGTTCGATTCCTGTTATCCGCACCAAATTTTTAAGAGAGGAGGCAGTGCTGATGCCAAAAGGTAAAGCTGCAAGCTCTTCCGACTCAAACAGCCCATTGAGACCGCCGACATCTCTCGAAGCACAAGAGAACTTAATGATTTCTTTGGCGATTCAATGTGCTGAAAAGCAGCTCAGAGACGGAACTGCTTCTTCTCAGGTCATAACACATTATCTGAAACTCGGTTCCAGTAAGGAACGAATTGAAAAGGAGATTCTGGAGAAGCAGAAAGAGCTTATCGAAGCTAAAACTAAAAATCTGAACTCCAACAGCGAAGCCAAAGAATTGTATAACAAGGCTCTCGAAGCGTTTAGGAGATATTCTGGTGCAGGCGGTGAAGACGATGAATATTAAAACTTATTCAGAGTTAATTACACTGCCTACATTTGAGGAACGCTTCCGTTATTTGAAACTTGACGGTTCTGTTGGAAAAGAAACTTTTGGTTTTAAGCGATGGCTGAATCAAGAATTCTATCATTCAGATATGTGGCTGCAATTCAGAGATGAAATCATTATTCGAGATGAAGGTTGCGATCTCGGTGTACCAGGTTACGAGATCTTCGGCTCAATATTGATTCATCATCTAAACCCAATTACTTATGAAGACATCTTAAATCGAAACCCATGTGTCTTCGATCCGGAGAATGCGATCTGTACGAAGTTGAACACGCATAATGCTATTCACTACGGCGATGAGAGTCTGTTGGTTCTTCCTCCGGTACAGCGCACACAAAACGATACCTGTCCCTGGCGAAAATAATGAAAGGAGAAATTTTCAATGTCTAATGAGATTCATGAAAAATCTATTCCTGATACTTCGGCTGAAATCGTCGAGGAACAGGAAACAGAGCTTTGCGAAGATGCTGCTCGAAATGTGATCGGTGTTGTCACGGATTGTCTGAAACTGAACATTCGTGAGAAACCCAGTATGGATTCCAAAGTCGTAACGGTTGCGACCTGTCTTGATGAACTGGAAATTGACATGGGCGATTCTAATGATGATTGGTACGCTGTCTGCACTGCCGCCGGTATTGAAGGATTCTGCATGAAGAAATTTGTAGCCGTCAGGCAGTAAGGAGAAACGATATGGATAGCATACTGACATCGATCAAAAAGTTGCTCGGAATTGCTGAGGAGTACGAGCACTTTGACCAGGACATCGTAATGCATATCAATTCGGCATTCTCGGTCTTGACGCAACTCGGTGTCGGTCCCGAAGAAGGATTCCGTATCGAAGATGCGAGTAAGACCTGGTCCGAATTCCTGTACGATGATCCTCGTCTTGAATTTGTAAAAACTTTTATCTACCTGAAGGTAAAACTGGTGTTTGACCCGCCTTTAAGTTCTGCGGTCATGGAAGCAATCAACCGGCAGATCAGTGAACTTGAATGGCGAATCAATGTGACAGTTGACCCGGATTAAATGTGAGAGGAGGATTTCAAAATGGATAATACAGCACTTGCCCATCACGGTATCATCGGAATGAAGTGGGGTGTTCGTCGCTACCAGAATAAAGATGGTACTCGTACTACAGCTGGGAAGAAAAGAGAGAGCTCTTCTAAATCTGATGCTCCTGCTCATGAGGACTATGCTAAAGCTCATAACAGTAAGAGCGTTAAGTCCATGAGTGATGCAGAGCTTCGTAACCGACTGAATCGTCTTCAGATGGAGAAACAGTACAGTCAATTGTCTTCGACTGATGTGAATCGTGGAAAGGAATATGTATCGAAAACGCTGAAAGTTGCCGGCACAATTGCGACTGCTACTTCGACTGCTTTAACTATTTACAATAACTATGGAAAGATCAAAGAAATTGTAAACGGTATGGCTAAGAAGGCTGGCTAAGGAGGTACTTATGGCATTATCAAACACTGCCGTTCCCAAGTATTATGGCATGTTTCGTGATGCCGTAATTCGAGGGGAGATTCCGGTTTGCAAAGAGATCTCCATGGAGATGAATCGCATTGATGACCTCATCGCTAATCCGGGTGTGTACTACGACGACCAAGCTGTTGAGGGGTGGATCGCTTATTGCGAGTCTGAACTAACTCTAACAGATGGCTCCGACCTTAGCCTTTTGGATAGCTTCAAGCTTTGGGGTGAGCAGATCTTTGGTTGGTATTATTTTGTTGAACGAAGCGTGTATCAGCCGAATCCAGATGGTCATGGTGGGCACTATGTTCGCAAGAATGTGAAAAAGAGGTTGATTAACAAACAGTATTTGATCGTTGCACGAGGCGCCGCCAAATCAATGTACGGCTCAACTCTGCAAGGTTACTTTCTGAATGTCGACACATCTACTACCCATCAGATAACAACTGCTCCAACGATGAAACAGGCGGAAGAGGTCATGTCCCCTCTTCGTACCGCTATCACCCGTTCGAGAGGACCTCTGTTTCAGTTCTTGACGGAAGGCTCTTTACAAAACACAACTGGTTCCAAAGCGAATCGCACAAAGTTAGCCTCTACGAAAAAGGGAGTTGAAAACTTTCTGACAGGTTCGCTTCTTGAGGTCAGACCTATGAGCATCAATAAGCTCCAAGGTCTACAAATCAAGGTTGCTACTGTTGATGAGTGGCTTTCCGGTGACATTCGAGAGGATGTTATCGGTGCTATTGAGCAAGGCGCATCCAAAGTGAACGACTACATCATCGTTGCAATCAGCTCGGAAGGCACGGTTCGTAACGGAAGCGGCGACACCATCAAAATGGAGTTGATGGACATCCTTAAGGGCGACTACATCAATCCTCATGTTTCGATTTGGTGGTACAAGCTGGATTCTATTGACGAAGTCGGAGATCCGGAAATGTGGCTCAAGGCTAATCCGAATCTCGGAAAAACCGTAAGCTACGAAACTTATCAGTTGGATGTGGAAAGAGCAGAAAAAGCTCCTGCTGCCCGAAACGATATTCTTGCAAAGCGATTTGGGTTACCGATGGAGGGTTACACCTATTACTTCACCTATGAAGAAACTCTTCCGCATCGAAAAAGGGATTTCTGGCAAATGCCTTGTTCCCTCGGCGCAGACTTGTCACAGGGTGACGACTTCTGTGCTTTTACATTTCTGTTCCCTCTGCCAAATGGTTCCTTTGGTATTAAGACACGAAACTACATTACCTCTACAACTTTAATGAAGCTGCCTGCTGCTATGAGGATCAAGTACGATCAATTCATGGCGGAGGGCAGTTTGATTGTTTTAGAGGGTGCCGTACTTAATATGATGGATGTCTATGAAGACTTGGACAACCACATTCAGGAGTGCGGATACGATGTTCGGTGTCTTGGGTTTGACCCTTATAACGCAAAAGAATTTGTAGCGAGATGGGAATCTGAAAATGGTCCGTTTGGAATCGAGAAAGTTATCCAGGGCGCCAAAACCGAGTCGGTTCCACTTGGAGAACTGAAAAAGCTTTCTGAAGAAAGAATGCTTATCTTCGACGAGGACCTTATGACCTTTGCTATGGGTAACTGCATTACCCTTGAAGATACAAACGGAAACCGCAAGCTTTTGAAAAAGCGATATGAGCAGAAAATCGATGCTGTTGCGGCAATGATGGATGCCTATATTGCTTATAAACTCAATCGAGATGCATTTGAATAAGGAGGTGGTCAAGTTGGATGAGATGTACCATCACGGTATTCTCGGTCAGAAATGGGGCGTTCGCCGTTTCCAGAATAAAGACGGAACTTTGACCTCCGCAGGTCAAAAGCGTTTGGAAAAGAAAGATGCAAAGTGGGCTCATAAAAACCATGACAAAATCGTGTCTAAAGCCCGCAAAGATGTTTCCAAAGAACTCGATCAGTATGCCAATCAACTATTAAAAAATCCTTCTTCCGTGACATCGAAAGGTAAAATCAGCTCCTCAGCTATCAATTCCTATAACCGGAAAATGGCAGAGTTGATGAATGAGTCTGTTAAAAATGTTACCGCACCTTCAGGGCGTGTCGTTCAATTCGTTGCAAAACGAGGCGAAGTCGGTGTACATATGGCTCTGGCTGACAGAGGCTATGATATGCAGCAGCTGAAGAACGGTATCTGGGCTTCCGGTCGAGTTGCTTATAAGAAGAAAAATGTTGATATGGTTTAAGGAGGTGATGATTCAAAATGGAGATGTCTTTTGGTTCCAGACTGAAACATGCTTGGAATGCATTTACCGGTAATGTTCAAATGAATTACCGGGATTTAGGCATGAGCTATTCATACCGAGCCGACCGACCAAGAATGTCCAGAGGCAATGAAAGATCGATCGTTACATCGGTTTATAACCGAATTGCGCTTGATGTTGCTGCACTGAATGTTCAGCATGTCCGTCTGGATGGAAATGGGCGTTTTCTTTCGGTCATCGATGACGGATTGAATAATTGCCTCACTTTGGAAGCAAATGTCGATCAGACGGCACGATCATTTATTCAGGATGTAGTTATCTCTATGTTTGATGAAGGAAGCGTGGCAATCGTTCCGGTCGACACAACGACTGACCCAAATGTGTCCGGTTCGTATGACATTCAGTCTTTGCGTGTCGGACAGATTTTGGACTGGTATCCGCAGTATATTCGTGCTCGCGTGTACAATGAACAGACGGGCAGAAAAGAAGATATTGTGGTGCCAAAAAGTGCAGTGGCTATCATTGAGAATCCGCTGTACGCAGTTATCAATGAGCCAAACTCGACTATGCAGAGGCTCATTCGTAAACTTAACCTACTTGATGTCATTGATGAGCAAAGTGGATCTGGGAAACTCGATTTGATTATTCAGCTCCCCTATGTCATCAAGACAGAAGCAAGGCGTCAACAGGCCGAAAATCGGCGTAAAGATATAGAAAGCCAGTTGTCGGGTTCAAAGTATGGTATCGCTTATACCGATGGTACTGAGCATATCACACAGTTGAATCGTTCCGTGAATAACAACCTGATGTCCCAGATTGAATACTTGACGAGTATGCTATACAGCCAGTTGGGAATCACTCAGAGCATTTTGGATGGAACAGCGGACGAGAAGACAATGTTGAACTACAATAACCGGACAATCGAACCGATCATTTCCGCCATTGTTGATGAGATGAAACGAAAGTTTCTGACAAAAACTGCCCGATCACAAGGACAGTCGATTTCGTTCTTCAGAGATCCGTTCAAACTGGTTCCTGTTAATGAAATTGCTGAAATTGCTGACAAATTCACGAGAAATGAAATTATGACTTCGAATGAAATTCGTCAGGTCGTCGGTATGAAACCTTCTGATGACCCGAGAGCAGACGAACTCAGAAACAAGAATCTGAGTGAACCGTCCGGCTCCGATCAGCAGTCGGAAGAAATGCCAACCACCACAGATGATTCAGTCGAAGGGTCAGCAAGTGATTTGGACGACAAAATCTCTAAGCAAAAATCGAAAAAGTAAGGAGGAAATTCAAAATGAGTAGACCTTTTTCGGTTGAGGCTTGTGATTTCAGCGGCTGGGCAACCCGAAACGACCTTAAGTGTTCCGATGGCCGAGTAATTCGTCGGGATGCCTTTAAGAATAATGACGGTATTAAAGTCCCGCTGGTCTGGAATCATCAGCACAACAGTCCTCGCGATGTTCTTGGTCATGCATGGCTTGAGAACCGCGAGGAGGGTGTTTACACCTATGGCTTCCTCAATGACACCGCTGATGGTGAAATTGCGAAAGTCCTTATCAAGCATGGTGACATCTGCGCTCTGTCAATTTACGCCAATCAGCTTCAGCAGGCTGGTCCTGATGTTCTGCATGGTTGTATTTGTGAGGTAAGTCTGGTGCATAAGGGTGCTAACCCCGGTGCATTTATTGACTCCATGTTGAAGCACGGCGAAATGTCCGACGATGAAGCCATTATCTATACCGGAATGCCTCTCTGTCTTTCTCATTCTGCGGAGTCTAAGGATGAACCGGGAAACGAGGAAAAGAAGAAGGATTCCAAAGAAGACAAGTCTGCTGAAAACAAGGAAGAGAAGAAGGACGATGATGAGACGATTGCTGATGTGATCGAGTCCATGTCTGAGAAGCAGCAGAATGTCATGTACGCATTTATTGCACAGGCTCTCGAAGGCGAACCCGAAAAGGAATCCAAGGACGATTCCGACAACAAATCTGAATCCAATAAGGAGGATAAAACAATGAAACACAATGTCTTTGACAACGATCAGCAGAAGAAGACCGAGGTCCTGTCTCATGCTGACCAGGCAAGCATCATTTCTATGGCTAAGTCCAACAGCGTCGGCAGTCTTCGTACTGCTATGGACATTTATGCAGAGCAGAATCCTGACAGCGTTCTGGCTCATGGTATCGACGGTATTGAAACCCTGTTCCCCGAGTACAAGGATGTCCGTCCCGGTGCTCCTGAACTGCTTACCACTGACCAGGGTTGGGTGAATGAGGTTCTGAAGAAGGTTCACAAGAGCCCTATTTCCCGTATCCGTACTCGTCAGGCTGACCTGCGTAATATTGAGGCTCTTCGTGCTAAGGGTTACAAGAAGGGTGCCCAGAAGGGTTATGTCGGCAACATTCAGCTGCTCCACAGAACGACTGATCCTCAGACCGTGTATGTAAAGAGCAAGCTTGACCGCGATGACATCATCGATATTCAGGACTTCGATGTGGTGCAGTATCTGTACGGTATTGATCGTATGAACCTGAACGAGGAACTGGCTACGGCTATCATGATCGGTGACGGTCGTGAGGTTGGAGCCGACGGCAAGATCGCTGAGGATAAGATCCGCCCGATCTGGCTGGATGACGAGCTGTATACTATCCATGCTGATGTTGACATTGTCGGCATGAAGGCTACGCTCCAGGGCACCAATACTTCTGCCAATTTCGGCGAGAATTACATTTATGCGGAAGCTGTGATTCAGTCTCTGCTGTACGCTCGTGAGAAGTATAAGGGCTCCGGCACTCCCGACTTCTACTGCACTCCTCATCTGGTCAATGTCATGCTGCTTGCCCGTGACCTGAATGGCCGCCGCATTTATGATAAGGTCAGTGATTTGGCTGCGGCTCTGAATGTTGGCCAGATCATCACTGCTGAGCAGTTTGAGGGCAAGACTCGTACTACCACGGATAGCAAGACCAAGAAGCTTCTGGGACTGATGGTCAATCTGGCTGATTATTCCCTGGGTGCTACCAAGGGCGGTGAAATCACTCACTTCACTGATTTCGACATCGACTTCAACCAGGAAAAGAGCCTGCTGGAGACTCGTTGCTCCGGTGCCAATACTCGCGTCATGTCCGCCATTGCTCTGGAAGAGGATGTCACTGCCAATATTGGCGGCTAAATTCAACGAGGAGTGAAAATTCAAAATGGCTAAATTTTATGGAGTAATTGGCTATGCTGTAACAGAAGAGACTAAACCGGGTGTTTGGACAGAGAAGATCATTGAGCGTATGTACTATGGTGATTTAACTCGTAACACTCGTAGGCTTCAGTCTGTGGAACAACTCAACGACAACATCAATGTTGCGAATGAGATCAGTATCGTAGCCGATCCATTTGCCAATGAGAATTTTCATTCGATGAGATACGTTGAGTTTATGGGTGCTAAATGGAAAGTCACAAGCGTTGAAGTTCAGTACCCAAGACTTATACTGGCTATAGGAGGTGTATACAATGGCGAGCAGGCTTAATCTGCAAACTTTCCTGGAAGAAATCCTTGAAAGTAGAAATGTGTATTTTCAACCTCCTGAGTCGGTAAAAATGAAATACCCCGCTATCGTTTATGCACTTGATGACATCGAAAATGTGCACGCCGATAACGGGGTTTATTCATCTCATAGGCACTATTCAGTCACTGTTATTGACTCTGATCCGGATAGTGAGCTTGTCGGTAAGGTGGTTTCTATACCTACCTGCCGATTTGAACGATATTATGCAAGCGAGAATCTGAATCACTGGAATTTCTCGCTCTATTTCTGATAAGGAGGAATATCTTTATGTCCAAAATCATTTGGGATAAAACTGGCGAGCGCCTGTACGAAACCGGCTGTGACCATGGTGTTCTCTATCCGATGCAGACCGGCGGCGTTTATAACAAGGGCGTTGCATGGAATGGTCTGACTGCCGTTACCGAGAGCCCTTCCGGTGCTGAGGCTTCCCCTATTTACGCCGATAACATCAAGTATGTGAATCTGGTTTCCAACGAGGAGTTCGGCGCTACTGTCGAGGCATATATGTACCCCGATGAGTTTGCCGAGTGTGATGGTTCTGTTGAGATCATGCCCGGTATGTATGCCGGTCAGCAGTCCCGTAAGACATTCGGTCTGGCATATCGTACTGTTCTGGGTAACGATACCGATCTGAACGATTACGGCTATAAGCTGCATCTGGTTTACGGTTGTCTGGCTGCTCCTTCTGAGAAGGGCTATAGCACTGTCAATGACAGTCCTGAGGCAGCTACTCTGTCTTGGGAAATCAGCACCACGCCTGTCTCCATCAACAAGCTGGTCAATGGCAAGAAGCTAAAGCCGACTGCTACCCTGACCTTTGACTCCACTAAGTTTAGTGCCGAGTTTATGACTCAGTTGGAAGAGATCTTGTACGGTAAAGACCCGACTACCGATGGTGGTAGTGATGGCGTCGAGCCTCGTCTGCCTCTGCCTGATGAGATTATCGAACTGTTCGATAAGACCCAGAATCCGCAGGGCTAATATGTAGAATCATGGAGCCGTATTCAGGTAAGCTGGCGGCTCCTATTTTTTTTATTTGAAAGGAGAAAATTTCAATGACTAAGGAAACTATCACTTATACCGATCTGAATGGCGTTCAGAGAACTGAAGATTTTTATTTCGACCTGTCCAAGCCTGAAATCGTAAAGATGCAGGCCAGCGCCAAGGGCGGCTACGATGTTCAGCTCAAGAGTATCGCTGCCAGTCCGAATGGAGCTCTTATTATGGAGTTCTTCGAGAACTTTATTAAGACCGCTTATGGTGAGAAGAGCGATGACGGCAGGCGCTTCATGAAGTCTGAGGAAATTTCCAGAGGCTTTATGGAAACCCCCGCTTATGAGGTGCTGTTTGAGAAGCTTGTCACCGATGCCGGTGCTGCATCCGAATTTGTCAACCGTGTGATGCGTGCCAACGGCAATAAGCAGGCTGCGCCCATCGCATCTAATTAAAGAAAGCTCGGAGGACTAAGGAATGCTGAAAATTACTGTGCCGGCTGCCGAGTTTTGGGACGAAATTCATGAGGAATTTATCTACAAGAAAGAGCAGACTTTGCAGCTGGAGCATTCCTTAGTCTCTCTTTCAAAATGGGAAAGCAAATGGAACAAGGCATTTCTCGGAAAACAAGAAAAAACCGACGAGGAAATTCTTGATTATGTACGATGTATGACCTTAACTCAGAATGTAGATCCCGAAGTATATACTCGGCTGTCTGCTGAAAACTACGCCGCCATCAATGCGTACATTGAAGCACCTATGACTGCTACTTGCCTTATCGAGGATAAGCAGACAAGAGGTAATAAAGAAACGGTTACATCGGAGCTTATTTACTACTGGATGATTTCTTATAACATCCCTGTGGAGTTTCAAAAATGGCATTTGAATAGACTTCTGACCCTCATACGGGTATGTAATGTCAAGAACTCTCCACCTAAGCGAAGAAGTAAGCGTGAAATGTGGAATCGTAATGCAGCTATTAACGCTGCTAATCGAAAACGCTTTGGCTCTAAGGGGTGATCGAATGAACAGACGATGCCGAAAATGTGTGTTAAGGCGAGTTTGCCATAAGAAACAGCCTTACAATAACTGGCTTAAAACTTTTACCAAAAAAGCAGTAGCAATCATTCTTGTGGTTTCACTGATTGATCTGCAACTGTCTTATGTGCTTGCGTTTATGGGGCAAGTACAAATTGCGGAATCGCTTTCCAGCACAATAGCGTCGACAGTTGTCGGGGTTATGCTTGGCTACTTCTTCAAAGCTCTTTTCGAAACATTCTTCGAAAGGCGTGAAGAACGACTCAAGCAGGAAAGTGAACCGGAAGAAAATACGAATTATGAGGAGGTTTAGTTATGCCTATCAGTTTTTTGACTACAGCACTGTTGATCGTATCCGTTATCACAAATCTGACAGTGGAGGGCATTAAGAAGCTGCTTGACGGAACAAAGGTCAAGTATTCTTCTAATGTTCTTGCGGCAGTTCTGTCCGTCCTGATCGCCTGTGCTGTTAGCGTGATTTACCTTATTATGACCGACACTGTCTTTACTATGAAGATTGGGGTTGAGATCGTCGTTCTGATGTATCTGGGTTTCCTGATCTCTACGGTTGGCTATGACAAGGTTATTCAGATGCTGAAACAGATTCAGAGTGTGAAGGAGGAAACGAAAAATGAGTAACAGTCCTCTGGTATCTTACACCAAGCTAAGTCCTAATCATTCTGGGCAGAGAACCCATGCCGTCGACCGTATCACACCTCATTGTGTAGTTGGTCAGTGCTCGGTGGAAACCCTGGGCAATATTTTTGCTCCGACTTCCCGACAGGCTTCCTGTCAGTATGGCATCGGTGTGGATGGTCGAGTGGGTATGTATGTGGAAGAAAAGAACCGTTCCTGGTGTTCTTCTTCTAATGCAAACGATCAGCGTGCTATTACGATTGAGTGTGCCAGCGATGCTACACATCCTTATGCGTTCAACGACACTGTATATGCGAAACTGATCGAGCTTTGCACAGACATTTGCAAGCGTTACGGAAAAACCAAGCTGCTCTGGTTCGGCGATAAGACAAAGACTCTGAATTATGAGCCTGCCTCCAATGAAATGGTTCTGACCGTGCATCGTTGGTTCGCCAACAAGAGCTGTCCGGGTGACTGGATGTATGCTCGAATGGGAGATCTTGCGTCCAAAGTCACAGCGAAACTCGGAGGCTCTACTGGCGGAACTGAGAAGCCTGCCGATAATCAGGTACTTTATCGCGTGCAGACAGGAGCCTTCAGTAACAAGGCAAATGCTGATGCGATGCTCCAGAAAGTGAAAGCCGCCGGTTTTGATACCTACATGGTCAAGGTAGACAATCTTTACAAGATTCAGGTTGGTGCTTTCAGCAAGAAAGCGAATGCCGATGTGATGGCTGCAAAGCTGAAAGCTGCCGGATTCGACACTTATGTAACGACTAAAAGCGGGACGGCGGTTTCGGCATCTTCAGCCAAGAAAAGCACTGACCAGGTTGCCCGTGAAGTAATTCAGGGTCTGTGGGGTAATGGCGCCGATAGAACTAATCGGCTGAAGGCAGCTGGTTACGATCCTTCCGTAATACAGAATCGGGTTAATCAGCTTCTTAAATAAGGAGGTCCGTGAATGATAAGGTTCAGTCACAAGGGAGACTTCTCTAAAGTTACACGCTTTTTGGAGAGGGCAAAAGAAGTGGTCCATCTCGGAGACCTCGACAAGTATGGCCGAGAAGGAGTCGCTGCTCTTGCGTCTGCAACGCCTGTCGATTCCGGTTTGACCGCCAGTTCATGGTATTACGAAATCGTAAACCGAAATGGATCTGCAAAGATCACTTTTTACAACTCGAATATTCAAAATGGGGTTCCGATAGCGATCATTCTGCAATATGGTCACGGAACTCGTAACGGAGGCTGGGTACAGGGTCGAGACTACATCAATCCTGCTATCCAGCCTATTTTTGACAAAATTGCAAATGAAGCATGGAAGGAGGTTACGAAGCTATGAGCAAAACTATCGACGAAAGAGTCGTAGAAATGCGGTTTGACAATAAGCAGTTTGAGAGCAATGTTCAGACCAGTCTGTCCACCATTGAAAAATTAAAGAAGAGTTTGGACATGGATGGCGCTACAAAGGGTCTTGAAAGCATCGACAGCGCTGCTAAGAAAGTCGATATGTCGGGGCTTGGCTCTGCGGTTGAAACAGTAAAGACTCGATTCTCGGCATTGGAAGTCATGGCTGTAACCGCCCTCGCAAACATCACCAACTCGGTTGTGAACACCGGCAAACAAATGCTCCATTCCTTGACGATTGAACCCATCAGTCAGGGTTTTGAGGAATACGAGCTGAAGATGGGGTCAATTCAGACCATCATGATGAGTACCGGTGCATCTCTTGAAGAAGTTAACAAGTATCTTCAGGAATTGAATACATACTCGGATAAGACCATCTACTCATTTCAGGATATGACTTCCAATATCGGTAAATTTACCAACGCTGGTGTCGGTCTTGAGGATGCGGTTATGGCTATTCAGGGTGTGTCGAATGTTGCCGCAGTGTCTGGTGCTAACGCAAATGAGGCATCCCGTGCCATGTATAACTTTGCACAGGCTTTGTCTGCCGGTTATGTTAAGCTGATTGACTGGAAATCTATTGAGAATGCTAATATGGCAACCGTTGAGTTTAAGACCCAGCTTCTTGAGTCGGCTGTTGCCTGCGGCACTTTGACTAAAACCGCCGATGGTATGTACAAGACCGTCAAGGGCAATGTCATTGATGCTACGCATGGCTTTAATGATTCTTTGCAGGATCAGTGGATGACCACAGAAGCACTCGTCAGCACTCTTCGTAATTATGCTGATGAAACGACGGAAATTGGTGCAAAAGCATTCGCTGCTGCGCAGGATGTTAAGACGTTCACCCAGTTAATGGACACTCTGAAGGAAGCCGTAGGCTCCGGATGGGCGAACACATGGGAAATTCTGTTCGGTGATTTTGAAGAAGCCAAAGAGCTTTGGACTGGGCTCAGCCAGGTTATTGGCGGATTTATTGATGCCTCAGCAGATGCTCGTAATGAAATGTTGCAAGGATGGAAAGATCTTGGCGGAAGAACCAAACTGATCGAAGCACTCAAAAATGCTTTTGAAGGTGTTCAGAGCGTTATTAAGCCGATCTATGAGGCATTCCGTGAGATATTTCCCCCGACCACAGCCAAGCAGCTTTATGATATCACCGAAAATCTGCGAAAATTCACAGCAAATTTGAAGCTCAGTGATGCAGCTTCAGCAAATCTAAAATCCACATTCAAAGGCTTGTTTGCGATCTTGGATATCGTTAAGCAAGCCTTTTCCGCTATATTTACAGCAATCAAACCGTTGTTCGGTGGGTTTGGAACGCTCGGAGATGGAATTCTTGGTTTCACCGGCGGGATTGGCGATGCTATTGTGGCGTTTGATGAGTTTATCAAAACAAGCGGAGCATTCCAGAAAGTTGGTGAAGGCATTGCTGCGGTCATTCAGACAATTATGACTGCTTTATCCACACTGAAGAACAAGATCAAAGAGAAATTCGAATCTGCCAATTTCGAGTTATTCCACTCTTTGCTTGAGCGAATTCATGAGAGGATGGCTCAGGTCGGAGAAGCAGCCGGTGAGATGAAATCTGGGGTTATCGTCGCCTTTGAGGTCATTGGCGAAACTCTTGCTAATTGTCAATTTGTTCAGCTTCTCTCGGCTGTTTGGAACGCTGTTAAGACAATCGGAAGTGGCATCGTTAAAATCCTTGGCGAACTCGGAAGTTCCTTAGCAAAGAATCTCGGTGAAGCTAATTTCAGCGGAATTATTGATCTGCTGAATGGTATCTCATTCGGTGCCATTGCCGTCGGTATCACAAAGTTTGTCGGCACTTTCCGAAAAGCTATTGAGGATATTGGTAGTTTCAAGGAATCCTTTATCGGGATTCTTGACAGTGTTCGAGGATGCTTTGAAGCTTACCAGAATCAGTTGCAGGCAGGTACATTGCTGAAGATCGCGTCGGCTATTGCTATTCTTACTGCATCTTTGATTGCGCTTAGTCTTGTGGACAGCGAAAAGCTGAATGTAGCTCTTGGAGCAATTACTGTGCTATTTGCTGAACTTCTTGCTTCAATGGCTGTATTCAACAAAATCAGCGGTCAGGCAACTGGTGTGGTGAAGAGTGTAACTGCTATGCTCGGAATTGCTACGGCAGTGCTGATTTTGGCGAGCGCACTTAAAAAGATTGCTGATCTGGATGCAAAGCAGCTTACTACTGGTCTGATTGGTGTTGCTGGTTTGACGACTATGATGGTTACCGCAGCCAAAGCTATGAGTTCCAACAGTAAAACCATCGTCAAGGGTGCTACTCAAATGGTGATCTTCGCCGCCGCAATCAAGATTCTTGCTTCTGTTTGCGAGCAACTCGCTCAATTGGACTGGAATCAGCTTGCCAAAGGTCTTGTGGGTGTCGGCGTTTTGCTGGCGGAGATTTCTCTGTTCCTGAGAACTGCAAAATTCAGCGGCAAATCCATTACAACTGCTACAGGTATTGTAATTCTTTCGGCAGCGATCAAGGTGTTGGCTTCTGCCTGTAAGGATTTCGGTGAAATGAAATGGGAAGACATCGGTAAGGGGCTTGCCTCTATTGCCGCCCTTCTTGCCGAGATCACTGCGTTCACAAAACTTACCGGTAATGCTCAAAATGTCATTTCTACTGGTGTGGCATTGATTGCAATTGCCGCTGCTATGAAAATCCTCGCTTCTGCGGTTAAGGATTTTTCGACCATGCAGTGGGATGAGATCGCTCGTGGTCTGACTGTTATGGCGGGCGCACTTGCCGCAATCACTGTGGCGGTTAAATTCATGCCGAGTAATATGGCTGGTATTGGCGCCGGTTTGGTAATCGTTGCTGCGGCGCTTGTCGTTCTTGCAACAGCTCTTGAGAAGATGGGAAATCTGAGCTGGGAGCAGGTGGCAAAGGGTCTTATTACTCTCGGTGGAGCAATGACTATTCTTGCCATTGGGTTAAACGCTATGACAGGTACCCTTGCCGGCTCGGCGGCTCTGCTTGTTGCTGCGAGTGCACTCTTGGTGCTCACTCCGGTACTGGCTATTCTCGGTGCTATGAGTTGGAGTTCCATCGTGAAAGGTCTCGTTACCCTGGCTGGCGCATTTGCCGTCCTCGGTGTTGCAGGCGCTGTACTCACTCCGCTGGTCCCTTCTATTCTTGCTTTGAGTGGCTCGCTGGCATTGATCGGAGTAGCGGTTGTCGGTATTGGTGCCGGACTTGCTTTGGCAGGTGCGGGTTTGTCTGCTTTGGCAGTAGGCTTGACAGCTCTTGCCGCAGCGGGAACCGCCGGTGCTACTGCCATCGTTGCTTCTTTGACCGTTATTATCACGGGTGTAGCAGGGCTTATCCCCGCTATTGTGGCTAAGATCGGTGAGGCAATCGTTGAGTTCTGCAAAGTTATCGCAGATAGTGCAGGCGCCATTGGAGAAGCAGTTAAGGCGGTTGTTCTTATGCTGGTGGATGTGCTCGTTGAGTGTGTCCCGGCTATCGCTGATGGAGCATTGAAGCTTATTGCCGGTGTTCTTGAAGCATTGGTGGAATATACTCCGTCCATTGTAGACTCTATCTTCCAGTTCCTTATCGCTGTACTTGAAGGTGTCGCTAAGAACCTCCCCGGTCTGATTCAGGCTGCGGTGGATGTATTGATGGCATTCTTCTCGGGTATTGTAGATGCGCTTAAGGGTATCGATACTGAAACTCTTCTTCAGGGAATTGTCGGTATCGGTCTGCTTGCAGCGATTATGGCTGCTTTGAGCGCAGTGGCTGCTCTGGTTCCCGGTGCAATGCTGGGCGTTCTCGGTATGGGTGCTGTCATCGCTGAACTTGCTCTTGTACTCGCTGCGGTCGGCGCTTTGGCACAAATTCCGGGCTTGAACTGGCTTATCAACGAAGGAGGCAATCTGCTTCAGGGAATTGGCACAGCAATCGGTAAGTTTGTTGGCGGTATCGTCGGCGGCTTTATGAGTGGCGTGTCCAGTCAATTTCCGCAAATTGGTTCTGACCTTTCCGGGTTTATGACCAATGTTCAGCCATTCC